GAAAAGCATTACAGGCAAATATGGTATTGGTTATGGGAAGGATTGCAGGGGCTTTAGAAATGGGATTAGGTGATGCTGTATCATTTATTAGGTATGATATGGACAAAACACCTCCTATCATTCCAGTAGGTCCTGACAGGTACAATAAAGGACAGAAATACCATGCGGGAGGAACTTTACGGGCATCATGGTTTCAAAGACCTGTCCGTGATAAACCAGGTACAGTACAAGTATTAGCAGGGTTTAGTGCCAATTATGCCGTGTATGTACATGAAATGACAGATGAAGCATATGGTAAAAAGATTAATTGGACAAGACCGGACTCAGGTCCTAAATTTCTTGAAAAGGCATTGAAAAGAAATACTGATGAAGTGGTAAATATTATTATTCAAAACGTTAGAATGGCAATGAAATGAATTCACCAAGCGAGGATATCAAAGATATGTTAGAAGCTGAAGATTTAGATTTAGCTTTTGGAACAAATTTATTTATAGGATTTGAACCATCAACTCCTAATAATACAGTTACTATATTTGATACTGGAGGGTATAGTCCTCAACTAACATTTGATAAAAGTGAGAAGTATGAACGCCCTTCAATTCAAATAAGAGTTCGGGATATATCTTATAGTGAAGCTTGGCAAAAGATAAATGAAATTAAGGATGCGTTACACGGCCGGGCACATGAGACGTGGAACGATACTTATTATAGTGTGATCATATGTTCCAGTGATATTGGATTTTTGGACTGGGATAATAGTAGGAGAGCACGATTTGTTGTCAATTTTGACATACAAAGACGATAAATTAATTTAAAGTGTAAAAGGAGGTTAAATTATGAGTAATGCGATTGCTGGTGTTGGAACGAAATTTATGCGGTGGGATGCTAATACAAGTACATGGGAAGCATTAGCCGAGATTAATTCCATATCAGGGCCAACAAAAACCAGGGACTTCATTGATGTTACATCATTGGATTCCACTGGCGGGTACCGAGAATTCATTGCGGGTTTCCGTGATGGTGGTACTGTTACGTTGAACATGAACTTTACGAGAAGTACCTATGACAAAATGAATGATGATTTTGAGGACGACGATGCTCAGAATTATGAAATCATTCTTCCTGATGATGATGTAACAAGTTTTGAATTTAGTGGTTTGGTTACTGAATTACCGTTAGAAATTACAACGGATGATAAAGTAACTGCCAATGTTACAATCAAAGTCAATGGACAAGTCACAGTTAATTCTGGTAGTGGTTCCGGAGCTTAATAACAATTTATGCTAATCAGGCAATTTTTTAATCATAAAAGTTTTTATTACAAATAGTTTTTAAAATTTAATCAAAAATGAAAGAATCAGTTTTATTAAACAGGGAAATGCTTTTGCAGAGGGATGAACTGCAAATTGAGAAAGTTGAATTAACCAAAGGGTATGTATATGTCCGTGAAATGACAGGCAAGGAAAAAGACACTTGGGAAAAATCATTAATGAAACAAAAACCATCAGGCAACAAAAACCGTCCTATTGACTATGAAGTTGATATTGAAGGTTTCCGTGCAAAGTTGGCAGTCGTGACAGTATGTGATGCAGATGGTGTATTACTGTTTAAACCACAAGACGTACAAACACTGAACTCAATGATGAGTGCCAGTAACTTGGATAAAATTATCACAGTTGCTCAAAGGTTAAATCGAATAAGTGAAGAGGATAAAGAGGAAATCTTAAAAAACTCAGAAGCAGTCCAGGAAAACAGTTCCAATTCCGGCTCTGCAAACAGTTAGGAATTATACATCCTGACAGATTATTGGAACAATTGACAGCAACACAATTAGCAGAATGGGAAGTATATGACAGGATAGATCCAACGGGGGATTACAGAATTGAAGCATTATTGTCACAAGGTCTTTCACATATTGCAAATCTTCTTATTCAAGCCCACTTTAAAAAAGGTAGTGAGTTGACAAAACCAGAAGACTTTTTAGTTGATTGGAGTGGTGAAATAAAAGAAGAAAGACAAAAGAAACAAAGTGTAGATGAAATGAAAAGATTTATGCTCCAATTTGCAAAAAGGCAAAATGAAACAGTGAAGGAACAGGAACGTAAAAAAGTAAGAAAATGAATGTAGGAACATTAACCATATTCTTAGGAGTCACGACAAGTGGTATTAATAAAGCGATACGTGATACTAATCGTTTAGAAAGAGCCGTTGCTACATCTGCTGCAGGTATGAATACTTCTATTGCAAGTTTGAATGCCTCAATACTTGCTTTTGGTAGAGTTATGACTCAGTTCGTTACTTTTCCGACTGCTATTATAGGAGGTATTGCAGGTAAAACTTTTGCCGATTTTGAATTTAATCTTTCTAAAGTTACGGGACTGGTTAATATTGCTTCAGATCAAACCAAAGCATGGGGGGAGGAATTAAAACTCCTTGCCCCTGCTCTTGGTAAAGCTCCCAGAGAATTATCTGAAGCTCTTTACTTTGTTACAACAGGAGGTATTCGTGGGGCAGAGACAATGGACGTCTTGCGTATTTCTGCAAAGGCGGCCGCTGCAGGTCTTGGAGAAACTAAAGAAGTGGCTGATTTGATTGTTTCTGCAATGAATGCCTATGGTAAAGAAAACCTTAGTGCTGCCCGTGCTGCAGATATACTCGTTGCGTCTGTAAAAGAGGGTAAAGCTGAAGCAAATGCCCTTGCTCAATCAATGGGAATTGTGTTACCTGTTGCAAGTAAATTAGGTGCAGGATTTGATCAAGTTGGAGCAGCTATGGCAGCAATGACACGTACAGGTACGAAAGCAGCCACGGCAGCAATGCAAACACGACAGATTTTAAATAAAATGATTAACCCCGCAAAAGAATCAGAGGATGCTTTACATGCTCTTGGTTCCAGTTTTGGGGAATTGCGACATATTATAGAAACTGAAGGAATATTGCCAGCATTACTTCGGTTGAATGATTTAACTAAAGAATATGGAATTCAAACCGTAGCTGATATATTTCCAAATATTCGGGCTTTGGCTGGTATATTAGATATATTAGGAGCGAATTTACAGGAGAATATTAAAACACAGGAGGCAATTACAAATTCTGCAGGGGCATTAAACCATGCCTTTGAAATAGTTTCAGGAACTTTTAAATTTAAAGTAAATCAATTTGTATCTCAAGCACAGGTATTGTTCACAGAATTAGGTGAAAGTATTGGAAGTGTTATTATTCCGATTTTAGGTAATTTAATGGATAGTGTACGTTCATTATCTGACAGATTTAAAAACTTGTCTAATGTTCAACAAGATTTAATTGTAAAAACAGCTTTGTGGGCTGCTGCGATGGGACCTATTATTGTGTTGTTTAATGTGATTAAATCTTCTGTTGTCCCTGTTTTCAGTTTACTTTACTTAGGTATGCAAAAGGCATTGAAAGCAATTTTAACAATTGATATAACTGCCAAAGCATATTTAGCCACTGTAAAAAAACAGGTGGCAATGACGAATATTCAAATTGCTACCACAGAAGCTTATACCAAATCATTATTAAGACAAAGAACGGCATTACTTGCCCAAGCAGCCTCGACAAATAAGGTACTAACTTTAATGAAGCAAAAAGTTATATTTGATGGTATGTTCGTTGCTTCAACTGGTAAGTCAATGTTAATGACACAAAAAATGTCAACTTCCTTGTTACAACAAAATTTGGTAATGGCAAAAGTAACAAGTTCAGGAATGGCATTTTCTGCAATATTAAAAACAATAGGAACAAAGATTACAACACTTGCTAAATCTTTGGCTTTGATGGTTGGTAAATTTGCAATGGTGGCAGGTTTTGCTGCTATAATAGGAATCTTAGTTACAGCATTGGTTGGTTGGATTAGAGGAGTAAAACAAATGTATAATGCTCAGGAAGAGTTAAATGGGGCGTTACAAAATGCTGAAAGAAGTATCATTGCAGAAAAAATGGCATATGATAAACTTGTATCTTCCGCAACAAGTGATTTATCTTCAAGAGAAATGCGTATTCAGGCTATTAAACGTTTGAATGATACGATGCCGGAGTACCTTGGTCATTTAACTGAAGAAAATATAAGAACAAAAGAAGGAAAAGAAATTATTGATGCTTATACTCGTTCTATTGAAAACCGTAACAAACAACAATCCTTATATAATCGTATTGCTGAAATGGAGGCACGAAGGGCTGAGGATTTAGCAAGTGGGAAAAATAAAGAACTTGATTTTTGGGAAAGGGCAAGAAAAGCAGGTATTGTTTATGCAGCTACCGGCACCTCACATATTATTCCGTATATTAATGCAAGAAAAAATGCCTTGAAAGAAGTTCAATGGCAAGAAGAGAAAGCAGAAAGAACAACCAAAGAATATGAAGACACCATCCAATCTTTATATCAGGCACTTTTACAAGCAAGTCCAACAATGGAGGATTATGCAGCTCAATATAACTTTTTAGTAAAAGAGATAAAAAATGCTAAAGATATAGATGAAGTATATGCAAAACAAATGTTAGGAAATATACAAGAGCAGGAAAGAGCCCTTGTTGAACATTTGGATATTTTACAAAAGGTTATTGAGTTTAGGACGAAAGCTGCTGGGTCATGGATTGATTTTATGGCAACTGATGAAGGAATGGGAATGTTAGATCAAAAAAGTGAATTAGAAGAACAGTTGAGATTAGTTACAGAACAACGTGATGCAATAAAGGCAATAATAGAAGAACAGAAAAAAAGAAGGGAGTATGAAGAATCTTCTGGTTTTAAATTACAAAAACTTTGGAAAGATTATCAGGATGAGTTAGCTTCAATTGAAAGAACACATAAGTTATTAGGGGATTCCTATGATTTAATAGGGGAAAAGGCAAGAGCTTCACTTAATTTCATAATGAATGCTGCAAAGGTAGAAGGAGCATTATCTGATCAAAGAGTAAAAAATGAAGTTCAACATCATAAGAATTTAGAACTTACCCTTTCATTAATGGAAAGAATGAGTAAAGATTCAATTGCTTTATCAACGGCTCAGGAAAAACAAATAGAAGTTGAAGCAAGTTTACGAGCAAAAACAGAAGAACTTGAACAATCTTTTATGACAGCGGAGGCAGTATTAAATACTTGGAAATTAAGTCAAGAAGGATTAACAGGTAAACTATATGATTCCGAAAAGGCGTTGAAAGGGTTTAAGGCTTTGATAGATGAAATACAGGAATCTGGTGGAATAATGACAGAGGATCAAATTACAAGATTTTTAGCATTATTATCTGGATTAAAAAATTGGGAAATTAGTGATGATTTCAAAAAGTTTACAGGGGATATGGAAGACTTAAATATGAGAATAAACTTAATTGGAAATGATACTGATTTGTTAAATGAAAAATTAAGGTTGTTAAAAGAAGAATGGAGAAAACTGTTAAAAGCACCTATTGAAGATGAGGAAAGATATATAGAATTATTAAGACAGAAAAGAAAAGAAATAGCCCTTACTGAATTGCAAATTGAGTTCATGGGAATAAAAACACAGGCAGTGGCTGATGTATTTACAGCATTTGGAGAAAGTATTGGCAAAGCGGTAGGTGGAGCAGAAAATGCTTTTCAGGGATTGTTTGATGCTCTTTTATCAGTTGTTAAAAAAATAGGAACAACATTAATTTCATTAGGTTCCATTCTTGTGTTTACTAAATTGCTGTCCGGATTAGGATTTAGATTATTACTTGCAGGAACTGCCATAGTTGCTTTGTCAAGTGCTGCTTCTACTGCAATGAATAAATCAAAAGAAAAAGAAGATACGACAAGGAAACAAATTGAAGGATGGGGAAAAATGGCTCAAGGAGGAGTCGTACCTCCTGGTTATCCAAATGATAGTTATCCTGCAATGCTTTCAAGCGGGGAGCATGTTATTCCTCCAAAAGCATTACCAACGTATGAAAAAGATATCAACTTTACATTGCCTGAAGGAAAATGGGTAATACGTGGGCAGGATTTACATTATATAATGAGAGAAATGAATCGTAAATATCAAGGAGTTTACTAATGGCAGCACCGACAGTTACAACAAATGCAGTTACAGTCGTAAGTTACAGTGAAGTAATACTGAATGGTAATTTAGTGAGTGATGGAGGTAGTGAAATCACTCAAATGGGATTTTGTTGGAATACGACAGGAAACCCAACCGTTGCAGATACTATTTCAACGGTATTGATTGTAGCTGGTGAATTTTATGTTGAACAGGATGTTGGCAGTATTCCTGAGGGTATTTACTATATGAAGGCATTTGCCACGAATGCTGATGGAACGAGTTATGGTAGTGAAACAACATTTAGTCTTTCTGAAGCTCCTGTTGAATCTCAATTGATAGGACAATTTTATGATATAAATCGAAATTTATTCAAAGTAAAAATATACAGACCTGATCATGCTGCAGATCCTACATACACAATTCAATATAGTGCAGGTAATCAAACATTGACACGTAGTCATGGAGGAGGTGGTAAAAATGCCTTTGAAGAAACTGTTATTCAAGGTCAGGAATTACTTTATAATTTTTACATACCCAGGGAGGACACATCGTACATTGATTACCTTTTAGAGAGTCAATACAAGGATTACTCCGTAATATTGTATAAAGTTACGGAGGGAGGAGATGAAGAGGTATTCAGAGGGTACCTTAAACCTGAGAACCTTGTTAAACGGTATGAAACAAATCCTCCGTATATTGAAATACAACTTTCAGCAACGGACAGTCTTGCTGAATTGGATTATATGGAATTTAAGGACAGTGATGGAGAATTAATAATTGGTGATTTCACCGTTTTACAATATATTAAAAAAGCACTGGAAAAGATATCAGATCCAGGAGGGTTGGGTCTTGATTTTAAAATACAACTTGGTACATATGAAACGACATTAATGACTTCTGCGGAGTGTGCCTTAGATAAATGTACGGTTGACGCAAGGGCATTTATTGAAGGTGAATTAGAGGAAAAGAAATCAATAAGTTGTTATCAAGTAATTGAACGTCTTTTGAAACCATTCAATGTATTTTTTAGACAGGAAAATGGTTACTATCTTATTACAAATCCACATGAATTGGATAGTTATGAATTTGTATTTGATTGGGACACATTAACACAACAAAGCAGGACAGCTACGGATAATATCAAGGATGTTTCTGATAATCTGTATTTTCCATACGTTGAACAGCAAAAAGTACATCCACTAAAATATGGGTATGTCACTCATCGTAATACTGTAATTGCTGATGAATTACTGAGTGATGATTGGAATGATTGGACTGGTAGTGATTGGACAACGAGTGAAATAAATGATAAAGGTTATTTAGTTGTTACATATGATAATATTAATGCTGAAACTGATCCTGAACCTCAATTCACTCAGA